CTGCATGTCAGGATTTTGCGCTCGCCGTTGCGCTTGGCGCAGCATCGTCGCTGCAGTGCGATTGACTTCACCAAGTTTGTTCGCCCAGATGCGGTCAGCTAATTCAACCGACTGGCCTGTTGCGATGCGTGCGCAGATGAATTCCAGCCGCAGGCGGTACTTAGTTGACAGCATCGCCACACCACAGATGGTTCAACGATAACCAGATCGCTAAGGTGTAACCATGGATCCATATACCCGCGAAAACTGGCTCAAGGTCAAGGAGGCCTTGGAGCGTGCCGGCAAGACCGACTGCTATTACTACAAGCGTGCTGTTGCGATACTGACAAGGGGCTACGACCCAGGACCGCCGGGATTCATCAATGACAAGTAAACGCGAACAGATCATGAGCGCAATAGCGACTGCGCTTGTGGGCACCACTGGCGTTAGTACCAGGATTTACCGCAGTCGCGTCGAGCCAATGGCGCGTGGAGAGACGCCTGCGATCGTGATCGAACCTGCAACGATCACGTATGAGCAAAACACCAGTCTGCCAAAGCTGGATGCCACACTCAGGGTGCGAGTGGTTGTGATTGTGCGTGGCGCAGTGCCTGATCAGCTTGCAGACCCAACAATTGTCAATATGCACAGCAAGCTGATGGCAGATCTGACGTTGGGTGGTTTGGCAATTGACATCCAACCAGCGCTGACGACTTTCAACATGGTCGAGGCTGACCAGCCAGCTGGAGTAATCTCTTGTGAGTACGACGTGCTTTATCGCACGCAAGTTGGAGACTTGACCGCATGACATCACGACAGCGTAAGGAGTATCAAGCCCCTGAGCCTATTGTTGTAGATGCGTACCAAGGGCAAGGTGGCTCGTACATCCTTGACTCCGCAACCGGCGTTCGCACCTTGGTGCAGCGCACTTTGCCCCCGGAAATGGCGGGGGAACCTGAAATCCAAGAGGTAATTTCCGATGCCACTTCTGACACGCAAACGCCTGATCCTGGCGGAGACTGAGGGAACCTACGGTTCTGATCCTGGCCCTGATGGCGCTGATGCCATCCTGGTGCGTGATCTGAGCATCACCCCTCAGCAGAGCGATGTGGTGAACCGCGACTTGGTGCGTCCTTACTTGGGCGCATCTGAGCAGCTGCTAGCCAACACTCGCGTTGAATGCACCTTCAGCGTGGAACTGGCCGGCAGCGGCACTGCTGGCACGGCACCGCGCTTCGGCAAGGTGCTGAAGGCATGTGCCTTGGCTGAGACAACGGTCTCCCCTGCGGTGACCGGAACTGCTGCGGCTGGTGCCTCCAACAGCATCACACTGGCTGCCGGTGCTAGCGCCACCAACGACTTCTACAACGGCCAAGTAATTCGCATCACTGGCGGCCTTGGCGCCGGCTCAGTGTTCCTGATTACTGATTACATCGGTTCGACGAAGGTCGCCACGCTGCGTCCCATTGGTGCTGCGGTGACGCTGGACAACACCAGTGTTTACAGCATTGACGCTCATGTGGTCTACACCCCGGTGAGCGCCACGTTTGGCTCGGTGACGATTCATTACAACATTGACGGTGTGCTGCATAAGCTCACTGGTTGCCGTGGAACGTTCTCGATTAACACTGCTGTTGGCGAAATCCCGACTATCGACTTCACGATGACCGGGGTTTACAACGCTCCGACCGACACTGCTGCTCCAGCTGTCACCTACGCCGACCAAGCCACGCCTCGGATCTTCAAGGCTGGCAACAGCGGTGCGTTTACCCTGCTGAATTACAGCGGCTGTCTCCAGTCCGTTTCAATGGATGTGGGCAACAGCACGGTGTACCGCGAGCTGGTGGGCTGCACCAAGGAAGTGCTGATCACTGATCGCGCCACCACTGGCACGGTCGTGATTGAGGCGCCGACTATTGCGGAGAAGGATTACTTCACTGCTGCGCTGACTGATGGCACCCTGGGCGAGCTGTCGTTCATCCATGGCACCACTGGTGGCAACATCGTGGCGCTGCAGTCCACTCGCGTGGACATCGGTGACCCCAGCTACCAAGACCAAGATGGCATCCACATGCTGTCGCTGCCGTACACGGCGATTCCGAGCACCAGCGGCAACGACGAGTTCCGCTTGGTCTTCGCCTAAGCTCAACCCGTCCCCTGCCTTGGCCGCCCTCCTGGGGGCGGCTTTTTTATTTGGCGGTATGCTATTTGCAGTCCATTAACTCTCATGGCTTTTATCCGAAAGAAGGTGAAGACCTTCAAGTGGCCCGTCACGGTGGAAGAACCCACTGATGGCGGGACTTTTGATTCCAGCACTTTTGACGCTACGTTCAAGCGCTTGGGGCGCAGTGAGTTTGCCAAGCTGAGCGAGAAGGGCGATCTGCAGATGCTGCAGGCGGTACTTGTCGGCTGGGATGGCATTGATGATGAGGATGGCAAGCCCATTCCGTTCTCCCAAGCAACGCTTAAGGAGTTTGCTGATGATCCGTACTGGATCCGTGGCGTCCTGAAGGCTTACACCGAGACCTTTAACGCGGCACGCGAGGGAAACTAAAGGATGCTGCGATCTACTGGGCAGGTGGAGCGCAGCAGGTGGAAGACAAGACAGATGACGACGCCAAAGCATTTGGTTTGATCCTGCCCAAGGAGAAGAAGCCCTCTGAGCCTGAGGGCTTCGTGGTATGGGACGAAAACTGGGAAGCGGTGATGATGTTCCTACGTATGGGTACGCAGTGGCAGGTGAGCATGGCTGGTTATACGGGTATGAAGTATGAGGTGTTGCTAGGTGCCGGAGGGATGTTTGAGCTTTATGATGTCAAGGACCGGCGCGGCATGTTGGAAGACCTGCAGATCATGGAGACCGCCGCCCTAGCTGAGCTGCACAAGGAGAAGGCCAATGGCTAGGAACCGGATTGAAGAGCTGCTGGTTGAGCTGAAGTTCCAGGGCGGGGAAGAGCTTAAGAAGATTTCTAGTGGGTTTCGGGAGCTGGCAAGAGCGACTGCACTTACCGATCCCCAGATTGAGAGTGCCCGCAGAAAGATCAATGACTATGCTAAAAGCCTTGGCAATAGTGAGCAAGCATTAAAGGGTCAAATTCAGGCTCTTCAAAATCTTCGGACTCAGGCAACTGTTGGAGGCAATGTTTATGCACAGCTTGCTAATGATGTAACCCGGCTCAGCAAGACGCTGAAGGGGTTGGAGGAGGATTACAAGGCAGTTGGGCGTGCTGCTGAACAAACCGATAGGCAGATCGCCAATCAATTTCCTGCCCGTCGTGCCGAAGCATTTCGCGTACAAATTGCCGCGCTGCGACGTGAACTTGATGGTTTAAGTGTTAGCTCCACCGCATATGGTGACAAGCTAACTGAGATCACAATCAGGGAAGCAGCATTTGGGCGTGCTCGCGCACGTCAAGGTGTAATTGCTGGCGCACAGGCAGTTGGCGCACCATTGATTGGTGCGATGATGCCAGAGCAGGAATTGCCAAATACGACGGCAGCATTACGATTGCAAATTACTGAACTGCAGAATAACCTTGAAAATCTTGATCGAGCAAGTGAAGACTATGTAAGCACTGCGCGTCAGATTAGCAATCTTCAAGAAGAATTATCCCGCAACATTATTGGCACTGCGACCAGCTATGACCGGCTGGCCGCCGCAGAAAATGCAGCGATTCGACGGGCTGAGAAGATCAAAAAAATTCAAGAGTATTACCGCACGCAGGGACCAACTGCCCCTGGCGTAGGTGGATTTAGAGATCCTGCGACAGGGGCGATGATTGCTCGCGGCACTGTTGCTGGAAGGCAGCCAGTGCCAATCCAGCAGCCAATGCTGGAGATCAGCGGGCTGTTTCAACAGATTGGGCAGATCGGCTTACAGCCTGTCATCAGCCAGATCGAGCTGATGGGCAAGAGCTATCAAGACGTGGCCCAAGATATTCGTAATGCAACTGCTGCATCAAATGGCAGTGTGCAGAGCCTGCAGGCACAACGCGGTGCGTGGCAAGGCTTGCTTGCGCAGTTGAATCCATCAAGCAAGGCATACCGCGAGATTAGTAAAGAGCTGGAGCGCGTCGATCGCCAACTTGATCGCGTGCAGCAACGCCGCCGTCGCATGAGCGCCATGGAGGCGACACAGGCTGCTGGCGCTGTCATCAGTGGCGGCATCTTTGGTGGGCCTGAAGGCGCCATTGGCGGTGGTATTGGTGCCGTAGTTGGCGGCGTCCCAGGTGCCTTTGCTGGTGCTGCGATTGGTGCGCAGGTTGGAATGATTCGACAGGCAATCGGCTCCTATGCCGAAATGTCTGCCGAAATCAATCGCCTACGCCAAGGCTTGGCTGCCTCAAGTAATAATTTTACTGAGTTCACCCAACTGGTTCGGATAACTGAGGAATCATCGAAGCGTCTGCTTATCCCGCTTGCTGATTCTTATCGAATCATGGCCCAGCTTCGGGCTAACACGGTTGAACTTGGATATTCGCTTGAAGATACCAAGATGCTATTTGAGGGCACTGCTACGGCTGTGTTCCAAACGGGTGGCAATCTTAATGATGTACAGGGCGCGATGCGTGCCATCGTGCAGGTGCTCTCCAAAGGGCGGCCTCAAGCAGAAGAAATTCGCTCGCAGTTGGGTGAAAGATTGCCTGGCGCAATTATTAAATTTGCCCAAGAGACTGGACGCAGCACTGAAGAACTGGAGCAAGCCTTTAAAGACAGCGAAGTAACCGTTGATGAGTTTTTCAAATTTGCTAAACGCAACTTTAAGGACGGCGAAAAGTATTACGACAGTCTTGCCACTAGCGCTGAATTTGCTGGCCGTCGCTATGAAAAAGCATTAGAGATAGTTCAGGTAAACATTGGCCGCACGTTTGAGTCTACTGGCGCTATTGTGCAAGATACCACTGCCGCTATTTTGGAAGATATTAACTCATTGGGTAGCGCAATGATGGATCTAGGGTTAATACAAAGCCCATCATATTATTTTGAGCAACTGCTTACTGGGGCGTTGAAAGTAGAAGAAGCCGAGAAAAGAGTTGCCAGGCTAAGAGCTGCAACCAAAGAATTTGATTTTTCATTCGGATTGAGAACACTTTTGGGGACGGATCCAGGGCCTGAGTTGAAGGCACTTGAAGATGCGCTCAAGAGGTTGCGTAAATTCCAGCAAGGGGTAAAAGAGCGAGATCCGGCAATAGAGAAAGAAAAAGAAGATCGAGCCAAAGAGCAACGTGCGCAATCATTCCTGCAGGCCATTGAACAGCGCGAGAATGCTATTGCGCAAGCCCGCATTCAACTTGAGGAGCAAGCCCAGGAAATCCGCAAGCAGGCTGTTGAGCAAACCAAACAATTAGAGGAGCGGTTTGCGCAGCAACGTCTAAGCAAGGAGCGCGAAATTGCACAAGCCAGGCGCGAACTTGCAGGCGTGCAACAAGATATTGGGTTTGAACTTAGCGCGGTGCGTGCTGCTGCCACTGGTGGCGATCCTGAAATAGTGCGTATTCAACAGCGAATTACAGAAGCGGCACGTCAGCGCAACGAAGAGCGCATTCAACTTGAGCAAACTTTATTGGATGAGCAAACCGAAAGGACAAAAGCAATTGAAGAATTAAAAATTAACACTTCAACGGCCATCAATGAAGCCAATCTTCGCTATGCCAAAACGATTGGAGACGCGCAGCGTGAATATGCACGCGCAGTTGCAAAAATTATTGAAGAGGGGACCGGAAGAGCCGGCAAACGGCTTGAAGCGGCCGGACGGCTGGCATCGGCTTACATTGATCGAGCTACCGCAAAGCAAGCCTTTACTGCGGCAACAGGCGCTTCGATTATCGCCTCAGGTAAAGGGTATCAAGTCGCGGAAGATGTTTTTAGTGCTGCTGACCTTCTTGAGGCTGCCAAGCGGGTAAGCCCGGCTGCGTTGACAGCGGCTAGAGATTTTATTAAGGCTACAGAAGCTATTCAAAATGCTGACAAAGCACTGGCTTCCTTGCCAACTGCCACAGGAATTGCCGGTCCGGCAATCAGCAGTATAAATGTAAATATAGATGACTTGATTCAAACCGTGTCCCGCGCCAATAAAGCGCTTGGCAGTCTAAGTGATAAATCAAAGGCAGTTTTTGAAAAACTTGGGCAGGCAAAATTTGCCCAGCAGTTTGTAAATGAAAGCGCTCAAGCAATGCAGGGCATTCTTGGGCTTCGGGAAAGCCTGCAATCGGAGTACGATAAAATTATTGGAGTATTTTCGTTGCGGCGTGAAGGCAAGCGAGGTGATTTCGCTGAACGATTTTACGAAATTCAGCAATCTTTTGAAAGCGCACTTGCTGGACTAGACGCGGCATATGAAAAAGCGGCGGCCTTGGTAGATCCCAAGGACTTGGCCGGATTGGAAGAATTTTACAAGAATCTGAAAGATTCTTTGTTTAGCGCCCAAGCTGCTGCCATAGGATTTGCTGAAGCACTTACAAATATCCCCGCCAACATTCAAATTGGCATTGCAATTGAAAACATTAAAGATCAGCTGGCAGAGCTTTCTGATCCAGCTAAGCAAATAATCAACGCCGCCACCGCCATTGGTGATGCGTTCTCCAATTCATTTAAGGGCTTGATCACTGGCGCCACCAGCGCACGCGAAGCACTAGCGGGCTTCTTCAGCAGCGTGGCAGATTACTTTGCTGACATGGCGGCCCGGATGATTGCCGAGTGGATCAAGCTGGCGATTCTGAATACAATCTTCAGGATTTTTAATCCCACTGCCGGCGCGGGGCTTTCTGATTTGTCTGCCCCAGCAACAATCAACAACCCACTAGGCGTTTTGAACGCCAACGGCAACGCCTTCGCCCAAAACGGCATTGTCCCCTACGCCAAGGGCGGCATCGTCAATAGGCCAACGATGTTTAAGTTTGCCCGTGGTGGCACCATGCAAACCGGCCTCATGGGCGAGGCTGGCCCTGAAGCGATCATGCCACTTAAGCGCGGCGCCGATGGCAAGCTCGGTGTTGCCGCCACAGGTGGCGGTAGTGGTGTAACGGTCAACGTTTCAGTAGACGCCAAGGGTACACAGGTACAGGGTGACCCAGGCCAAGGCGCAGCACTGGGACGTGTTATTGCTGGCGCTGTTCAGGCTGAGTTGATCAAACAGCAACGCCCTGGTGGGCTGCTGGCAAACACAAGGTAAGACATGCCAACATTCACCTACGTTCCTGACTTCCCGGCACAAGAGAGCACCACACCTCGTGTCAGCCGGCTTGCCTATCCAAACTATGAACAGCGCACCACCTTTGGTCTGAATCCACTGCAGGACTCCTGGAGCCTGACTTTCAGCGGACGCACGGCAGCTGATCGTGATGGTATTTACTCTTTCCTACAGGCTCGTGCTGGCACTGAGCCATTTCAATGGGAAACACCGTTTGGGGAGACTGGCAGCTTTATCTGCTCTTCATGGAGCACCACTCTTGATTCGTGTGATTACAGCACAATTGCCGCCACATTTGAAGTGCAATACGTGCCGGCCGGGCCAAACCTGACGCTGCCTGCCGCGCCAGCAGTTGCGTTTTCGTACAAGCCTGAATTTTCTGCACAGCAATCTTTTGATAGTCGGGCACGAGTTACTGCATTTGGCGATGGCTACCGCCAGCGTGTTGTATTTGGCCTGCAGCCACAAGAAGAAGCATGGAGATTGTCGTTTCAAAATCGAACCAATGCCGAGCGTGGTCAGATACGCGATTACCTACGTGGCGCCAAAGGTGTTACAGCATTTGCTTGGACGGACCCAAGAAGTGGGCAAGCGGCTAGGTTTGTTTGCGACGAGTGGAGCATTGAATATGTAAACTTCAACAACAGCAACATTGACGCGACATTCCGCAGGGTATTTGAGCCATGAGCGTTCCCGTTTCAGATCTTCAAGCCATTGCACCCAGTTCAATCATCGAACTGTTTGTACTGGAGCTGAATACTACGCAGCATGGCACAAATGATGTGTACCGTTTTCATGCAGGCAGCAACCTAAACAGCAACGGCGAAGTCGTCTGGGCAGGTGATACTTATCTGCGGTTTCCCGTTGAAGCAGAAGGATTTGAATACAGCGGCAACGGTCAACTGCCGCGTCCGAAAATCCGCGTGTCCAACATTTTTGGCACCATTACAGCGTTGATACTGAGTTTACCGGATGGCCTTGAAGGCGCAAAAATGACGCGCATCAGGACGCTGGCAAAATATCTCGATGCTGCCAACTTCCCTAGCGGCAATCCAACAGCAGATTCAACAG